GTTGACTGTCGTTGATGGGGGAACTTCTCAACTATCTATACGGACCTCCGTTGGTTCAGCCACAGGTGTAGCACCGGGCGCCTATCACAGATCTTTTCGTGGCCAGTTGCCCTCAGGGGCTAAGGTCACGTCGAGGAGGTATTCTCGACAGGTCTGGAACGGTACTTCCCCGCCTATACGTGTCTCGGCTGAGCTTAATTTAAAACGTATTCTCGATGGCGCTGCATTGATATCTGCAGTGTTCGGGAACCGCAAGTAATGAGGCTACACAAATGAGCGTGCTTAACAGCATCACCCTGAAGAACGCGGCTAACGCCGATATCCTCTTCAATCGCGAAAGTGCCAACGGCAATACCGTGGTACTCCGTGACAGCACCCAACCGATCTACTCGCGTGCTTCGCGCGTGAGCATCCGGACGGTTCTCCCGTCGACGAAAGGCAACGTGATTCGCCTGCAAAAGGACGTCACTATGCCTGTGTACGATGCCAATGGTGTCAAAACCCATGAGTATCGTCGCACCGTTGAAGACCTGATCCCTATCGTGGGTACCGAAGCCGAGCGTGATGAATTTCTTGCTCGTGTCAAGTCCCTCGAGACCCTGCCGGTTAACGCCGAAATGGTTTCGGATCTGAACTTCCCGTCGTAACTCTTTTTCCCATTTCGGGGGAGCTGACATGTTCATGTTGCATGCACAAAGACGTACCTTGGCACGTGATAGGGTTGAGTCTCTGTGTGGTGAACGACCGAAAGGCCGTAGAACCACCGGGCTTAGCATTTCAGTGTGCGAATTTCCCAGTGATGTTGAAATACCCCGCCGTACCATGGGGCTACTGGGCAAGGTACGCGACGAGTTGCGCAGTTTTAAGGCACTCGGGGACGATCAAGTGTTAACGATCTTCCATCGGTTGTGTAAAGGGTTCAACACTCCTTTTAGTTTGTGGGCGAGCAGAGTCGTGAAAAAGGATCCCAAAAGGATCTTGGCTCTCGATGCTTCTCCTATAGATTACGACGACCCGGTCCAGTATTTCATGGATCGGCAGGTGTGTGAGTTGCTTCGTAAATACCCGTTCAAAAGCCTAACCACGGCCAATGAAAGACGGGATGCAGCTCTTGAATCAGTGCTGAAGTCAGAGCGTCGTTGCGCTGAAACCAACACCGTCTTCCGTTCTAGGCAGAGATTGCCTGGGACGGCGGAAGCAGTCCTTTCGATTGCTCGCTGTGAAATAGACACGTTGTTGCGAAAGCTTGACGTACGTGCCGTGATGGAGAGGTGTCGATTTGGCCCCGGTTTAACAGCCGGGCTAGATGATTCCTCCAGGGTTGCTTTTTACCATAAGATTAAACACGGTAGACCAACCGTATCACCCTCGCTTCGGCCCTTTCTCCGTGTGTTTTTTCAAATGCATCCGGGGTGGGCTCGCTCTGCGGGTTTTCGTGAGTTCCAGGACGACTATGGCGATTGGTTTTCGCTACCTGACGTCGAGGAGGTTCCTCACAACCGAGTAACTACAGTACCAAAGACGGCCAAGACTGACCGCCCGATTGCTATCGAACCGACCGTTAACCAATTCCTGCAGTTAGGGACTGGCGCGGTCCTACGTGATGCGTTGAAACGTTGGTCAATAGATCTTGAGCACGGCCAGGAGACTCATCGTCAACTGGCTGAACTCGGATCGATACATCCGTGGTTGTTGGCTACCCTTGATCTTGCTTCAGCGAGTGATACGATTTCAACTGAAGTCGTGAGGGAGTTATTGCCACCGGACTGGTTTCATTGGCTGGACATCCTCAGATCTCAACGAGGAGTCCTTCCTGATGGTTCGGAAATCACATATGCAAAGTTCTCCTCAATGGGGAATGGTTTTACCTTCGAG